AAGGTGGCTTTGGCAACGCTCGGCGACATCGCCGCGAATGCGGCACCGGTCGCTCACATGTGGGATGCCCTCGCTGCCTCGGAGGATCACGAGCCAGGACACGCGTGATGGCCAACTTTGCTTCCCCTGAGGCAAGCTTCGGTGACCTGACGACGCTCGCTGATGTCAAGGCATGGTTGCAGACGGGACAGAGTGCCTTTCCGGCGACCGACGACGCGCTGTTGACGCGTCTGATAACGGCAGCGAGCCAATTCATTCAGACGTGGCTCAACCGGCAGATCGCTTCGCAGGATTGGATCGAGATGCGGGATGGTATCGGGAGCGCGCTGGGCCCATACGATGTTCGATACCAATTCGCGGCATTCCCCGTGAGCGCAGTCAGCCTCGTTGTCGTCGATGGCTTGACGATTCGACCGATCCCAGCTTCCCCGCCGGCGCAACCCGGCGTCGCCGTCGTCAGCACCTTTGCGACCCAAGCGGGGTACCTCTTTACCCCGACGCAGCTGGTGATCAGGGGGTACGTAGTGCCCCGTAAGGCCGGTTGCGTGACCCTGCAATATACTGCCGGCTATGCGGTGACGCCACCCGCGCTGGCTCAAGCATGCATCGAGCTCGTGGCGCTGCGCTACCGCGACCGCAGCCGTATTGGCGAAGTTGCGCGGGCGATCGGCGGCGGCGAGACCGTGTCGTACTCACAGAAAGACATGAGCGACTCGATAAAGACGTTGATCCAGCAATACCGTATCGTCACGCCGATCGCCGGCTTCCTGATGCCGGCGCCGACTCAAACAGATACGGCGACACTCGCGAGCGCGACGTGATCGCGGCCTATCTTGTTGGCGACGTGCAGTTGCTGGAGCGATTGCGCGCACTGCCTGGCGCAATCAATTCGGGGCTCCTGCGCGGGATCACTCGGCTCGGGATCGAGCTCCAGCGCCGGGTTCAGCAAGACAAGCTGAGCGGACAGGTGCTCAGGACCCGTACCGGATCACTGAGGTCGAGCATCGGCCTCGAGGTCGATCAGAGCGACGGCGCCGTCACCGCGCGCGTCTTTACCGACAGCCGATATGCCGGCGCACTGGAATACGGTTTTACTGGAACGGTCAGTGTCAGGACCAGCCTTCGGCGGATCAGGCAGGCCTTTGGTCGGCCGATCGCCGAGAAGACGATCAGCGTGCGGGCCTACGATCGCCGGATGGATCTCCCCGAACACTCTTTCCTGCGCTCGGCGCTCGAGGACGTGGGGCCGGCCATCCGCGACGGCGTGCAGGCGGCTCTGGCGGAGGCAGCATCGCAATGATTGCGTTGGGACACAGGTCTCTCGCAGCAGAGAGCGGCCGATGATCGTCCGTGAGTCGATCTATGCCGCGCTCTGGGCGCTCGCGGCCGGTGCAGCGAGCTTCGCCAGCGCGAACCGGCGGCTGCGACATTGGTCCGACGTGGCTCCGGCTGAGCAGCCGGCGCTGTTCATGAGCGAAAGAGGCGGGCACGCTGTGACCAAGGCGCTTGGGGCGCCGATCGTTTGGACGCTGTACGCGGATTTCTATGTATACGTCCATTCGAGCGATCCCTACTTGGCGCCGGCAATGCTTTTGAATCCACTGCTGGACTCGCTCGAGGCGGCGCTGGCGCCGTCGCCGGCGACCGGCATTCAAAACCTCGGTTTGCCAACGATGGTGCAGCACGTCTACATCCAAGGCAAGATCGAGACTGATGAGGGCGTGCTGGGCGATCAGGCCATCGCCGTAATCCCGATCGAGATTCTCTGCATCTGATTGCGTGCCTTTGCACGACTTAAAAAGTGCGGCCCGCCGCGACGCGGCTCTTCTCGAGGAAAGTCAAATGATCGATGCTGCCGATTTCAAGGACGCAGCTGGCAATCCCCTGCGTGGCGGTGGCGATGACGCCCAATGCGTCCAAGCCGCTGTCAATTCTGCGGGCGGCGCAGGCTCGATCGCTCTTGGCAGCGGCCCCTTAATATTCAAATCGCCAATTATCATAAACGGCCAGATACGCATCATCGGAGACGGGTCGAACGTAACCCAAATAAATGTCGCTGCACCGATTGACGGCGACATACTCCAATTCGGCTCGTCGCAGGAGACTCTCGGCTGGGCTGGTATGTACGGTGTGGAGATTTCGCTATCATCGACGCATCCGGGCGGTGCGCTTATCCACGCCGTTAACACTCATGACTTCGGCGTCGACGACGTTGTGACCTGGGGCGCGTTCAACACCGTCGTTCAGATCACCGGCGGCTCAGCCGAGTTCATATCCCGCCTCAGGAACTGCGAGTTTAATTCCAACGGTCCGGTTGCGATCCTAGTCGACGGTTATGCACAAGACGTCTACATCTATGATCTCACGCTGGGCGGAAGCAATATTGGGCAGACGGGAATATTACTACAGGATTGCTCAGGTGTAAACATCCGAGACGTAGATATTATTTCATTCGCCGGTTACGGATACGCCGCATATCCCGGCGCCGGGCAAACAGTTCGTGAAGTATTCGTTGACAACATGCAGGTCGATGGGTGTAATCAGGGTGCCGGTGTCCAAGGCGGCGCAATTATTGGCACGTCGAACGGCAACAACACGCGACACCATTACACGAATTGCTGGTTTTCTGACAATAAGGGCGATGGAATGTGCGTCGGCCAGATCACCGGCGTCGAGTTCCTCCATCCCATAACGTACGTGAACGCCGGTTACGGCGTGCGGATCGTCAGCGGCGCGGATTATGTGAAATATTCACAAGCCTGCTCTGGCGGCAATGCCAACGGTGACATCGTCGACCTCAGTGGCGCGGCGCATAACCGGATCGATCCGCCCTTCGTTATGCCGATCATATAGGCGATCGCGATCGTCCCGGTCGAGACCTTGCGCGTCTGACCACACGACTCGAAGACGCCACGTGACGGCAGAGAGAAGCACCGGAAATCGCGGTCTCTCCCGCCTCTGTAATGAACCTTGCTCGGAGGAGTATTCCGATGGCTGTGGAAGATTCTGAAGGAAGCGCGCCTCTTTCAGAGGAGATCGAACAAAGCCCTGACGCGCCGAGTAGCGGTACTCTTTCGATCGACCAGCTGATCGAACGTTGGTGGCAGGACCATTTCCCAGGCTCGGCGGTCGCCCGCGATACCCAGGCCTGGAACGTCGCCCATGCCGCCAAGGAGATGCTTAAACGGCTCCTGGTTCAAGCCCAGGACAAGTTTTGAAAGGGAGTATCTGACATGCAATTGAGCTTCGGCTCCGGTGCAGTCTGGGGCGAACGCACCGACGTGACTGGGTCGGGGATTGGTCCACGCCAGTTCGGCGTGCTCCAGGATATCCAGATTGATTTCGATTGGACCGATAAGCCGCTGTACGGGCAGCTTCAGTTCCCCGTCGCGATAGCGCGCGGACAGGGCAAGATCACCGGTAAGGCAAAGTTTGCCCAGATCCTCGGATTGCTGTACTCCGACATCTTTTTTGGCCTTGCTCCGGCTACCGGCCAATTTGCGGTCTCCCAGCTCGAGGCTGCCAGCGTCCCGGCTGTGACGCCTTACACAGTGACCGTCGCCAACGCAACCAATTACAACGACGACCTCGGCGTCGTCTACGCCGTCAGCGGTAAGCGCTTCAATCGAGTGGCGACACCTTCTGGAGCCGGTCAGTACTCCGTAAACTTTGCCACGGGCATCTATACTTTTTCGTCCGCCGATGCGAGTGCTGGCGTTTTGATCTCTTATACTTACAACCTAGCAACGTCGGGCAGCAAGCTCACGATCACCAACCAAGTGATGGGGACGACGCCGACTTTCAAGGCGACGTTCTATACCAACTATGCCGGCAGTGGGACGGCCTTGCGTCTCAACGCCTGCATGGCCGACAAATTGTCACTGCCGACCAAGGTCGACGACTGGATGATTCACGAGCTCGATTTCTCGGCTTTCGCTGATGCCTCCGGAACGATCGGCTATCTAAGTACGGTGGAGTGATGCTTCCCGGGGTGACGATTGCGATGGGCGGGCGGGATTGGTTGGTTCCGCCGCTCACTCTCGGCCAGCTCCGCCGGCTGATGCCCAAGGTGCGGCAATTGACCGAGATCGGCGCATCAATGGGCGAGACGCAGATCAGCGTGCTCGTTGAAATTGTCACCGTGGCACTGCAACGCAATTATCCTAACGCGACCGCAGAGATGGTCGAGAACCTGCTCGATCTCGGCAATGCTAGTACCGTGCTGAATGCGGTGCTTACCGGCTCCGGGTTGAAGCTGCGCGATGACCGCCTGGGGGAAGCATCGGCCCCCGG